ATTTGGACCTCAAGGAGGACATGCGCCTTGGGAGGAACTTAAAGAGAATGCAGAAATGTATTTCTCTAGAGTTTCTAATGTGGTCGAGACCAGCTGTGACGTAGAGAAATATAAACATCTACGAATTAAAATGATGTCTGCCCCAGACACATTAGCTACACTTAAATCTGACAATAAAATTCAGACTCGTGCAGCAGGTTGGCCTACATTCAACTTGAAGAAGAATGAAGTTGAAGCGCAGCGAATTGCACTGCACTTGCTTAAAACAGGCGAGTGGAGAAAAGGTTGGGCATATTTCTTTTCTCGTTTTAACAAACAGAAGAAGAGATTGTTTATGCCAATGCCTTATTGCAGTATGATCGGCCAAGCTCAGTACTTTAATCCATTCTTGAAAGCCATTCAAGAAGACTTGAGGACTAAAGGTACTAATTCTAGTTTTACTTTCTGGGCTGATAAACTAGGATTTGATTTCTGTTTCCATTCTATTATGGAAAAGAAACTAATTCATGAAAACCCAAAGAATCTAGTGTTCGTAATGCGTGATTTCGAAAAGATGGATACTACTACTGGCCCATCTCAAAAGAGTGCATATTTTATCCCAAAACTATGCGCCGCATTAGATTTCGGAGATCATTCCAAGAATAAAGATGATCTTACAGACAAGATTCTCTTTTCTAGCTATTGTCCTATAGCTACACCAGACGGAATGTGGGTTGGCGAGCACGGTGAAGCATCCGGTGCTACAGTCACCAATGGTGGAGAAACTTGTTGCAATGAAGAGTATAATAGAATACTCAATGAAGCTCTCGCTAAGATGTGCGAGAAAGAGAATATACAGTATCGTGAGCTAATTTCTGTCGGAAACGGCGACGATGGGATAACTATATATTCTTTGAATGACACTGAGAAGTTTGATACCTTCTCGAAACTGATCCGCGCCTCAGCAGAATATGCAGCAGACGTGACAGGTTTCATCATTCAGGCCGAGAAATGGGATATCCATCTCGGAACATACGGTAAGTACTGTCAATATCTGATAGACTGGAATGGCTCACTCCTAAGAGCTATGTATCCGGCAGCACTTATTTTGAATAGTATTGTTAATCCGGAGAAAGAATATAAGAAGGCTGACTGGGATAAAGATTATCGCGACATTGATATAATCATGAAATTATCGAATGGTCGTGAATTGCCTTACTTTCACGAATTAATAGATTATGTAGATGCTGGCATGAAGTACGGTTTGTTGGGACGAACCGAGGAAGCTACACGCAGAATTTTATCAAAGTATGATAAATACATGTCTCTACAAGATGGTTCACAAGAGTACAATTGGTA